GCCGAGTTCTCAATTTCCTGACATAGCGACGCGATGGCGTTTCTGTCGGGAGCATACGTGTTAGCCATCTCATGCTGGAGACGATTGCCACAATAAATAATCCGCACCGCGTGTTCACTCTCATACATGATTCTTCCTTCTGTGACTTTGGGGGTAACTTCGGGGGTGCAATAGTTAGGTTTACCCCCGCAGTAGGTCTTAACTGGCGGCTTTTCTTCCTGCGCTAGTGCTTGGCGTAGTGCGTTCATAGCATCACCAGTACGGTGTAGCCTGTAACGCAACACGCTACAAAGGCTAGCGCGTCAAGCAGCGGAAAGCTCTGCTTTTCGTTTGTCCTTGGCTGCGTTGACAAGAGCAATTGCTTCTGGGCTACGTTGTAACGCGCTAAACGCCGATTTGAAAGTTGTTTTGAGTTCTTCAACATTGCTGGCCTCCTCGATAGCCTTAATGAATTTTTCTGGGTTTGATTGCTGATGTATTGCGTTCTGGACTTCGTTGGCGGACGCAAACTCTGCGCCGCCCCATCCTGCGGATGCCAGGCATCTCCCTATTGCCGAAGTCTCACAGTTCTCGAGGGCAGAGGTTGAGTTGATTTGGCTTGAGGCGCGGAACTCCTCTGCGTGGCCGGTCGCAATGCACTTACCATTTTCTGTGTATATCCTGGCTTGCATAATGACCACCTTTTCGTCAGCCTTAATAATTTCGGTTGACAGTTCCCACTCTGGGTGAGCCTCACGAAACTTCTGAACCCGTAGGGCTACGGTCATGTACTCTTTACCGCGAATGTTTACTACGCCTGTGTTATTGCTCATTTGAACCTCCTCATAATGTCGTCATGCTCCTTCAAAGCCTCTAGTAAGTATTTTACCGCAATTCTTACATAGTCCTCGTCCCCGTTAGCGTCCCGTATTGTCTGGGCGCAACCTATCATCTTGCCGTGGTTGCTAGACATCAGGCGTTGGCGTTCCCACAAGGCTTCGGTCTCTTGTTGCTCTTGCTCTTGCTGTTGTGCGTGGGCTTGGCAATCAGTCACGGTTAGCCTCCCAAGCGCGTTCTTGCCAGTAAGAATCGTCGTCCTCGTCTTCCTCAGACTCTGGCTCTTGGGGTGGTGTGTAATACCAGTCTTCGTCGTATTTCATATGCCCTCCTCGGCGTATATGGCGGGATGCCATGAACAGAATCTTACACTACTTTTGGGGGTTGTGTAAGAAATATACCTAGGACTAACTCTAATGTATGGTTATACAGTAGAATGTAAGAATGTCCCCGACCCAGCGTTCCCTAAAATACCTCCGCGACCAGGGCTATTCGGTCTGGACAGTCGAGCATTGGAACAGTTTTGCTCGTATTCGCCAGGACTTGTTTGGCTGTATAGACCTCCTAGCCATTGGAAACGGGGACACCCTAGCCATTCAGACCACCACGGCATCAAATATGTCGGCCAGAAAGCACAAAATCCTAGAAAACCAGTATTACCCAGAAATGGTGCGGAGCAACTGGAAAGTACATTTACACGGCTGGGTAAAGGTTGGCAACCGTTGGGAAGTAAAAGTTGTTGAACTTAACTGAATCCGTGGTATCCTAGCGTTGTCAGCGGTGTGGCAACTGCTGGATGAGATAGATTCTGAGAACAACCCCGAGTATTTAGCGGGTGTGCGTGATGCGCTGGTTCGAGGTGTTGGAATCCATCTTACCCATCGTGTTGCCCATGCCAGGGTCACACCCGCTAAGTTCTTGGGGTTTTTCTTTGGCGCTGACAGCTACCTAGTCGTCGGCGAAAGACGGCAGGGCTAGGCGGCGATAGGGATACTGTGGGCAGCGTTGGAATATCCTAACCTGGCGGCGAAGTCAGCACCAGAACGCGAAAAGGCTGACGAGTCCTGTGGCTCCGAAAGTGCAGGTAAAGGACGGATAGGCTAAGGCTAAGTCCGTCCACCAAAAGTGCAGATATATACATAGTAAGGGAGGATTATGTATAGGAATAGAGAGTACGGTAGTCAGCTAAAGGACTTCTCAGGTCTGAGATGGGGAGCAATATCTCCGACAGATGTAGATGCCCTGCTAGAGTTCTCTAACCGCTTGTTTATCATTGTCGAGACTAAGTACAAAAACTCGCCCATTCCTCGTGGACAGCTTCTAGCCCTAGAACGGGTCTGCGATGCCATAAACGACCCCCCACACAAACATTGCCTGATTCTCCTGACCTCGCATGAGTCGTCTGGGGATATAGACATGGGGTTGACCACGGTTACACAAGTCCGCGAGAATTGCAGTTGGCTAACAGAAATCCCAGAAATCACCCTGCGCGAGGCGGTAGATATTTATAGGGGTAAGTACCTAGGATAGAATGTTACATAACCGATTACAATACGCCACGAGGAGGTGGTAAACATGGATGACTTTGATAAGTTTTGGGCTGCTTACCCTAAGAAAGTAGCCAAGGCAGACGCTAGAAAAGCGTGGGCGCAGACAAAAGATATACGGCCTGAATTAACAAATTTGTTAACTGCCATAACCGCTAATTGCAAGACCGAAAGTTGGATGAAGTCTGGCGGGGCGTTTATCCCCTACCCTGCCACCTGGCTTCGAGGGGAGCGTTGGGAAGATGAATTAGAAGTTTCCCTGCCAAACGTAGTTAACGAGAAGCCTTGGCACGAAACCGCTACCGGCATAGAACTCAAGGGCAAGGAACTAGGATTAGACCCTAGCCAGTTCGAGTCGTTCCCACACTTCAAGGTTGCGGTAATGAGAGCCGCGCTCAAGTCTGCGTGAGAACAATTGCTTGGTTTTCTTGTGGGGCGGCATCTGCCGTCGCTACCAAACTTGCGCTCGCAGAAAGCAAATTAGAAATTGTTTACTGTCAAGTAAAGGAAGAACACCCAGACAATATGCGGTTTAAGCAAGACTGCGAAAAATGGTTTGGTCAAGAAATAAAAGTTATTTGTAACGAAAAATACAACGGAAGCATATATGAGGTTTTTGAGAAAACTAAATATATCGTTGGTGTAGCTGGAGCGCCATGTACAAGATTGCTAAAAAAAGAAATGAGAAAGCAATATGAACTACCAAACGACCGGCAAGTATTTGGTTACACGGTAGAGGAACAACATCGAGTTGACAGATTTATTGACTCGAATAACGACGTAAACCTGTGGTCAATTTTAATTGAAAAAAGCCTAACAAAATCAGACTGCCTGGCAATCTTGCAAAGAGCTGGGATAGAGTTACCGGCAATGTATAAACTTGGATACCAAAACAATAATTGCATAGGTTGCGTAAAAGGTGGTCTTGGGTACTGGAACAAAATAAGAAACGACTTCCCAGAGCAGTTTCAACGCATGGCAGAAACAGAGAAAAAAATAAACGCCAAAATTCTCAAGCACAACGGAGAGCGTATTTGGCTAACAGATTTACCTAAAAACGCTGGCGATTATCCAAGCGAGCAAGCAATAGAGTGCGGGATTTTCTGCCACATGGCAGAGGACTCAATAAAGTGATTCTTTCCCCGCACAATAGGGACGTAGCCAAGCAGATGGTGGATAACGCACCAGATGGCTATGTGCTAGAAGTCCGTCCTGCTAAACGCAGTTTGGATAGCAACAGGTACTACTGGGCGGTGTTGGGAGATATATCCGAGCAGATGGTTGTTGGTAAGGCTTACGAGCCAAGCATCTGGCACGAATACCTACGGGCTTTGTTTCTGCCTGAACGGATGATTGAGTTGCCAGACGGAAGCATAAAAATGCTAGAGCCTAGTACTAGCGAGTTAAACCAAGCCTTGTTCTCGGAGTATGTAGAGAAGGTGGTGAAATGGGCTTTGGAACACGACGTTAAGTTCAGCGAGAATACGAGGGGTTTAAGTGAATGAGTTGGCTCTTTTCGCGGGTGCTGGTGGAGGAATACTTGGGGGACATCTCCTCGGATGGAGAACCGTCTGTGCAGTTGAATGGGAACCATACCCAGCAAGCGTACTGTGCGCCAGACAAAATGACGGCTTTCTCCCGCCTTTCCCGGTTTGGGATGACGTACAAACCTTTGACGGAAAGCCGTGGCGAGGAATTGTTGACGTTGTATCTGGCGGCTTTCCATGCCAAGACATCTCCGCAGCTGGAAAGGGAGAAGGAATTGACGGAGAACGGTCAGGAATGTGGCGAGAAATGGCACGCATCATTCACGAAGTACGACCCAGATTCGTCTTCGTGGAAAACTCACCAATGCTCACTTCTAGGGGACTTGGACGAGTTCTCGGAGACCTGGCCTCGATGGGGTTTGATGCGCGGTGGGGAGTGTTGGGAGCAGCAGACGTTGGCGCACCGCACCAACGGGACAGAATCTGGATTGCCGGATGGAGAGACGTTTTTCCACACGCCGAATTGCACCGGCTTGGATGGAGGGAGCAACAGTCGGAAAGCCCTGAAGAAAAGACAAGAAAGTTGGCCAACACCAAGGAGTTGTTCTGCGATGGCGGCAACGATAACACCAGAAAACGCCTGGTCGGAGAACAGGTTCCCAAATTTAGAGACGGTAGTTGGGAGGAGAATGTATCCAACCCCAACATCCTCAATGATGCCATGCGAGGGGACGGTCAGGATTATGAGAAAAGCATGGGAATCAGGGGATATGAGCCTAGAGGAAGCGTCAGCCATAGCGGGTCGAGATGTCAGGAAGGAGCAGGGGAAAGTAAAAGCTTGGCCAACACCAACCAGCCACAACGCCAAGGAAACCAATGCCCCATCAGAGTCGGAACGCAATACTCCAACATTGGCAGCGCAAGTTGGTGGGAAGTTGAACCCGACGTGGGTAGAGTGGTTGATGGGGTGGCCGCTAGGGTGGACAGACTTAAAGCCATTGGAAACGGACAAGTTTCAGAAGTGGCTAGACGCGCATGGGAAGTCCTGAGTGACAAAAGATGAAAAAAACCATCTCTCTAAAGTTGCAGCCCTCGGATGCATGGTCTGCCGAAGAATTGGGTACTCTGATAGCCCGTCTGAAATTCATCATCTGCGGGCCGGTCAAGGGTGGGGCAGGAGTTCGCACTACCTTGCAATACCACTATGCCCAGAGCATCACAGAGGTAAAACTGGAGTTCACGGACTCGGAACCAAGGGCTTCCCCAAGCACTACGGATTTACAGAACAAGACCTGCTTGACGACGTAAGGAGCTTACTAGGTGAAAGCAATAGCGATAGCAACAACTGAGGGGAAGTGTCTGCCCGTACTAGCCGCCTCCGTGACCTTCTACGTCCCGCAGGATGTGACGGTATTCCTAGCCGGTAGCGACATTATCTTCCCGCGCCACAGGACTGTGAACCTGCCCAACGACGCTACTAACTTTGGCGATGCCTATAACGCCGTGGTCAAGCGGGCGTTCGAGGAGGTGGACGAGGTGGTTGTTTGTAACGACGATATTGTGTTCAACCCCAGCACCTGGAAGTTGCTTGGCGAGGACGTTGCGTTTTTGCGAGACAAAAGCATCCCCCTCGGCTGGGTAGCCGCTAGGTCTGATTATGCCCGAGGATTGCAGAACATTAGGCTAGGGCAGGGAAAAATGGAGTGGTTCAGGTACGAGACCGAGAACCTTATTAACATCACAGATGTTATAGCCCCAATTTGTAGTTACATACACAAGGACGCATGGGTGGACTTCCCGCCCCTTAACTGGTACTCGGACGACGTGCAATGCCTAGATATCCAAAAGAAGGGTTTCCAGCACGCCATCAGCAGGGCTTACGTCCACCACGTCGGTTCTCAAACGTGTGGATTTAATGCCAAAGAACTTATACAATCTGCCCAACCTTGGATTAAGGAAAACAGGCCGGAGTTATACGACTTATGGTTTCGGAAGAAAGACTAAAGAACTGGGCGTTCTATTGTGCGTGGGGTCATGTTGGCCCTGAACACCGTACCCAATGCGCCAGCGCAGAGGGGAACTACGAGTCCGAGGATGTCTTTGAAGGCGAGGAGCCACGGATAGAGCCCGATATGCTAGACGGGCAGATGGTAGAAGACGCAGTAAGGGTTTTACCTGATATAAGTCGCAGGGTTTTGAAGGCAAGGTATATCCAGTACCCGTACAACCTGAGCCACAATGTAGCCCAGAGATTACGGATGAGTACAGACAGGCTTGAGGCAGAATTACACATAGCAAAGAGGAGGCTATATGACCGATTACAAAGAAATTGTTCAGGGCACAGAGGAATGGTTACAGGCGAGGCTGGGGTTTTGCACCGCGAGCAGGGTTAGCGATGCCTTGGCGGGTAAGGACACAGAGACCCGCAAGAACTACCTCTGGCAGCTCGTAGCAGAAAGACTTACCAAGATGCCCCAGGCGGGGTTTGCGCCCAACGCGGTTATGATTAGGGGTACGGAACAGGAACCCATCGCCCGCGCCGCCTACGAAGCCCATAGCGGGGTTTTCGTAGACCAAGTAGGGTTCGTCCCACACCCGACTATAAAGTGGCTAGGAGCCTCTCCTGACGGCTTGGTGGGGGATGATGGTCTGGTAGAGATTAAGAACCCGAACACGGCCACGCACCTGCAATACAGGAAGGCTGGCAAGGTTCCAACCAAGTACAAGAACCAGATGATGCTCCAACTTGCCTGTACGGGTAGGAAATGGTGCGACTTTGTGAGCTTTGACTCCCGACTGCCGGTAAGCAAGATGCTGTTTATCGTGCGGTTTGAGCCAGAGCAAAAGGAGATAGACGAGATGTTGGACAAGATTCAGGTGTTCTTATCAGAAGTGGAGGCCGAGTGTGACGATTGACGACCTGGCTGTAGAGGCGGGACTGTTTCTCAAGGAGGGGGAGTTGTTGTTCAACTTTCACGAAGACTCAAGAACCCAGTTGCAGAGGTTCGCGGAAATCGTGCGCGAGGAGGAAATGTTGCGGTGCGCTAGGATGGCAGAGGATTGGGGATTTAAGACCCTAGCCCAGGAGATGAGGGGTTGAGCCAGCAGGTGATGATAGAAGCCCTGTATCAGGAGATTATGGGCGTTCTTGAGAAGTTTGACGAGGCACTTCCTCTAGCCTCTGTTGTGGGTGTTTTAGAGGTAATCAAGTACCAGCTTTTGAATAATACGGAGGAAGAATGAGAGACGGACTTATATCTGCACACTTCTACGCGCAGGACGCGGCATTTTTCGTGCTATTTATGCTTGGCGTTATTATCTTCGCGGGGTGGACAGAGTGGCGGCGTGGCTAATAGCACTCATAGGATTTGTGTATCTTTTTATCGGTATACAGTTAATTTTTGAAGGAAAAATGGGGCTTGGCGTTAGTTTTATCTTTTATGGGTGCGCTAATGCTGGGTTATATATGGCGGCGAAAGGAATGTAATGGAATACGATAATACGATGCTATTGATTTGTTAATAACCTTCGTGTTATCATTTTTGCTTCGTAACTAAGTTTATAAAAAATGAACCTAAAAAAACTTGGTGGTTGCAAACCAAAACCAGCGGTTTATAGATTCAATATGTCGTACAAAAAAGATGAAAAAACCAACTGCTGGATATGGCAAGGAAAGTCCAGAAGTGGGACATCTAAATTATATGGCCGCATAAAAGTTGATGGCAAAGTAATGCCAGCACATAGATTTTCTTGGGAAATTCATAACGGGCAAAAAACACCGCTTGGAATGTTTGTTTTACACCGTTGCGATAACCCAGAATGTGTAAACCCAGACCATCTTTTTTTGGGTACACATCAGGACAACATGGATGACAAAGTTTCTAAAAACAGACAGGCGAAAGGAGATTCGTTTAAAAACAGAAAAGCTGCGTTCGGCTCAAAAAACGGTTTGTCTAAACTTACAGACCAAAAAGCAATGCAAATTTTTTTAGATGATAGACCTCAGCGGAAAATAGCTGCTGATTATGGAATTACACAAACATCAGTTTTTTACATTAAATCAAAAAGGACTTGGAGGCATATACATGGCTGAGTATTCAAACGAAAACACAGGGGTGTTGTTTAAGAACGAGTCGGACAACGAGAAAGCTCCAGCCTACAAAGGCAAGTTAAACGTGGACGGGACGGAGTACCAACTAGCCGCGTGGATTAAGACCGGCAAGTCTGGGCAGAAATTTATGAGCCTCAAGGTGGAACTGCCGAAACCAAAGGCAGAGCCTAAGCAACAAGCCTTAGAGGACGACATCCCATTCTGACACAGCAACAACTGAAAGCCCTGTTTGATTACAGGCGCGGACGACTTGTGTGGAAGCCTCGACCCATTGAGGCTTTCGCCAAGTATTCTGCCTACGT